CACCGCAGCCAACCCGGCGCGACCCGACTTCCTGTCGGACACCGCAGCCAACCCGGCGCGACCCGACATCCCGTCGGGCACCGCAGCCACGTCCGAAGCGCGACCGGCGCCCCATCCAGCCGACACCGCGCCCGCTCAACGGATGGAGGACCCAACTCCGGAACCACCGGACACGGGGCCGGGATCTGTCGGGAACCTACAGAACCGACCTAGATCCGATGTGTCGATGCCGGGTCGGGACGGGACGGGTCAGGTCGGGTCGGGGGCCGCAGGCCCCTGGCCTGGTGCTGTGCCTTCTCAACCTGTTGTCCCGGGATCTTGTTCTCAGTCATCTGGCGGTAGGCGTGGGAAGCGCGGCCGTCGTTCGAAGAAGGGGTGAGCATCTTGGTTGTTGCTCAGCAAGGGAATCAGCAGATGTCGCCGTCGGCGGTGTCTGTGGCTCGTGTGGCGTGTGAGCAGGGTTTGACGGCGTCGGAGGTTCGTAACGACGTTGGTGTGCGTGCTCGGTTGACGGTGCTGGCGGGTGAGTCGTTCCTCGATGAGGGTGAGTGGCAGCAGGTGCAGGCCGCGATCATCGAGGCGATGCGTGGGGCTGCTCGGTCGCGTCCGGCTGATGCTGGTGAGTGCCGTTCGTGTGGTCAGCCGGTGCGGTGGGTTGAGACGGTGAATGGCAAGAAGATGCCTCTGGATCCGTTGCCGTGTCCGTCGCTGGGGAACGTCGAGGTGCGTCCGTCTGGTTCGCAGCTGCTCGCGTTCGTGCACTCGCCGTCGATGGTGCCGTTGTCGGTGTCGGTGTCGCGGCCGGTGTTCCGGGCGCACGCGGCGACGTGCCCGAACGCGAAGCGTCGCCAGCCGGATCAGCGCGGCGGCCAGGTGAAGAAGCTGACGCGTCGCTGCCGTGTGTGTGGGCATCCGATGGATCAGAAGTTGTGGTCGCTTGGTGAGCGCACGCACCCGACGTGTGGGAATGGCCGTGGTTGAGTTCCAGAAGCGTGCGTCGCTGCACGAGGTGTGCCGGGAGTTCACGCGCCGGCATCAGCGTGACGGGCTGCGTCGTGCGCCGATCCTCACCGACCTCGCTGAGATGGTGATGCCGTCGCAGTCGATGTTGCGTGACGGTGCGTCGTCGATGGGCAAGCGCAGCGGTTCGCCTGCGCCGTGGTTCGCTCCGGCTGCTGAGCTGCTCGATGAGATCGAGCGCGGCGCGGTGCAATGGGATCGTGAAGCCAGGCACACCCTGGGTCTGGAGTGCGACGCATGGCGAGACCCGCACGACGCGCTCGAGGGACTGCCCGGGATGGTCGCGATCCTGTCGGACAGGGGCCACCCGCTCGGTATCCGGCTCGGTGCAGCAGGTGAGGCGAGCGACGGCCTCATCGAGGCCGACGTGCGCGACTGGTATCGACGTGCGCGCATCGTGCTCGGTGACCTCGCGCCGGCGGAGCGTCTGCCGACCGTCGCGAACCCGGATCACCCGAGCAACGGCGGCCGCGCCCGCCTCGGCCCGGTGTGCTGGTCGTGCGCACACACGTCGTGCTCCCGCATCGCAGCATCGTCGAGGCGCTCGCTGCCGTGGCTGTGCCCGTCATGCAATCGGGACTCGCTGCGCCGCGACCCGCTGTCCGGTCTGGTCGTGTGCCTGCGCTCGTCGTGCACGGATGAAGACGGACGTCGCCCGTCGTGGCACGTCACGACCTTCGACGAGGGCGCGCGCAATCCGTGGGGTGACGAGTGAGCGGGACGACCGTGACCAGCGCTGAGGCCGCGCGTCTCGTGGGTGTCGCGCCGGACTCGTTCCGCGCGTGGGCTCGCCGTCGACGGCTGGTGCCGGTGAAGAAGCAGCGGCGTGGTAGCCGGACCGTGGCGCTCTACGACGCGGACGCTGTGCTCGACGCGCAGAGCTGCCGCCCGAACTACCAGGAGGAACGATGACCGGTCACGTCCTGGAGTAGCGACCACGCACGCCGTGCGATACGCTGACCTCGACGGACGACGTATGTCCACAGCCAGCCCCGAGAGCCTGACGGCCTCGGGGCTGCTGCGTTCCCGCGGCCGTCTCGCGAGGAGGTGAGGGTCGTGTGAACCGTGACGTCACGCTCGTGGTCGGCCCACCGTGCGCGGGCAAGACGACGTGGGCTCTCGCGCACGCCGCGCCGGGCGTCGAGGTCATCGACTTCGACGCGATCGCGGTGGACCTCGGCAGCCCCTCGAGCCACGATCACCCGCCGGCCATCTACTGGCGTGCCGTGCGTGAGCAGCGCCGCCGTGAGCAGCGTGTCGCGTTGAACCCACGTGCACGCGCAATCGTGGTGCGCACTCTCGCTGACCCGCGTGAGCGTCTCGCTGTGGCGCGTCGCCTGCGTGCGACGTATGTCGAGGTCATCGACCCGGGCCGCGACGTCGTCGAGCCGCGCGTCGCGACCCAGCGTCCGCGTCGCGCCATGGAGGCCGTGACCGCGTGGTACGCCCTGAACCCACCCGAGGAGGCACCGTGAGCGACAAGCAGCCCGAGAGCCTGTTCCTCATCTACCTGCGCGGCCTGCCGGAGCCGATCCAGTTCATGGCGGAGTCGGGGTCGGTTCGCGTCAAGGACGACGGCGCGCTCGACTGGTCATCCACGTCGCGCGGCCCGCAGCTCATCGCGGTCGAGCCGCAGGAGATCACCGCCGTCGTCGAGGTGCCCAACGCCGAGCGCGACTGACCCACGCGGCGCGCCAGAAGTCAAGCGGGCCGCGAAAAAATTCGCGCGACGCCTTTCACGCTCAGGCGACCTGTCCTGGCCTCTCCCCCCGACACGGGGCCGTTTTCGCGCCACTTGACAAGGTGGCGAAACGTGTTGTGCCGCAACGCAATTCGGAAACGTTTCCCCCGCGTTTCCCCGGGCCGTTTCCAGCGAGGTGAGACCCCTGCCTGACGCCACGCGCCCCTACGACAAGGCCGCGCACGACAGGAAGCGCGCCGAACTTCTCCCGCTGGCGTACAACACGCCGTGCCCGCGCTGCCGGCTGCCGATGCTGAAGGGCCAACCACTCGACCTCGGCCACTCGACCGACGCAGCATTCCGGCCGGGCCGCATCGGCGACCGGATCGAGCACACGAGCTGCAACCGCCGCGCCGGCGCGGAGACCCGCAAGGCGCTCGCGAAGTTCAAGCGCCGGGGGTGAACGATGGCCGAGCGGCTGACGACGTCTGAGCGCCGCGCCCGTGAAGACAAGGCGCTCGCGATGTGGCACCGCGGCTGCACCTTCGGGGAGATCGCCACGAAGCACGGCTTCTCGAATCGCAGCGGCGCGAAGAAGGCCGTCGAGCGGGCGCGCGAGCGGCACGGCCCGCCGGAGATGGATCGTCAGCGAGCCCGGGAGATGGACGTCGAGCGGCTCGAGGTGCTCATCCGCACGTACTGGCCGAAGGCGAAGGCGGGCAGCTTCGAAGCGTCCCGGGAGGTGCGGCAGCTGATGCGTCAGCGTGCCGCGTTGCTCGGCCTGTCGATTTCGCCGCAGTCGCTCGTCCTCGTCGGAGAGGACGACGACGAGGACGTCGGCAAGCCTCGGCGCAACAACGTGGTCGAACCTTCGGAGCTCGAGCGGCTCAGGCAGGAGCGCAGCGATGTCAGGCGACGGGGATACGGCACCGCCTGAACCGCTCATCGGCTGGCAGAGCCCGACGCAGGAACTGCGCTGCAACGGTGGCGACACGTACGAGGGCGACCGTGCGATCGCCATCGCCCGATTGGCCGGCCTCGAGCTCGACCCGTGGCAGCAGCGCCTGCTGCGCGAAAGCCTCGGCGTCGACCCGGCCACGGGCCTGTGGTCCGCATTCGAGGTGTGCTGGATCGTGTCGCGCCAGAACGGTAAGTCGACCGCGCTGTTCGCCCGCGCGCTGCTCGGCCTGTTCGTGCTGCGCGAGCGAGACATCTCGTGGACTGCCCACCGCTACGACACCGCGATGGATGCGTTCAACAAGATGGTGAAGCTCATCAAGGGCACACCCGAGCTACGCCGCGAACTGGCGCAGACACGCAACGAGGGAATCTCGACCACGCACGGCAACGAGTCGATCACGCTACGCAGCGGCCAGCGCATCAGCTTCAAGACCCGCACCGACGAGGGCGGCCGCGGTCTCGGCGGCGACCTCGTCATCATCGACGAGGTGCAGGATGCGAAGCTGCCGCAGATGGCCGCGATGCTGCCGACGCTGGGTGCGAAACCGAATCCGCAGGTGATCTACGCCGGTAGCGCTGGCGGGCCTCGCTCCTACGTCCTGGGCAACCTCGTCCACCGCGCGACTGCCACCGAGCCCGGCGACCCGGTCAGAGACCGCCTCTACTTCGCGCAGTGGGCCGCCGACGAGGACGACGACCCGGCCGCCCCCGAGACATGGGCGAAAGCGAACCCCTCGCTCAACCTGCGCCTCGACGTCGAGACGATGGCCGGTTTCTACCGCCAGTGGCGTTACGAGCTCGCCTACTTCGGGATGGAGCACCTCGGGCAGGGCAGCTACCCGCGCCCCGAAGGCGAGGACTGGATCATCCCGTCCGCCGACTGGCTGCGCCGCGAAGACCGCGACTCGACTCCCGTCACCGACCTCGTTCTCGCCGTCGACGGCACCCCCGATCAGCAATGGGCCACGATCAGCCTCGCCGGCTTCCGCTCCGACGGCATCATCCACTTCGGCGTCATCGCGCACGAGCGCGGCACCCGCTGGACGGTGCACCGCCTCGCGGAACTCGCGCACGAGCTCGAACTCGACACACCGATCCTGCTCGACCCGAAGTCGCCGGTCGCGTACCTGCTCGCCGACTACGAACAGATCGGCCTTGACGTCAAAACGCTCACCCCCACCGAGTGGGCAGACATGACGTCCTGGCTGGTCTCCGCCGGCACCGAGCGAAGCGACGCCGACGACTGGCAGCCGCAGTTCTTCCACCCGGGACAACCCCTCATGACGTCGGCGCTCGCGGCCGCCACAGTGCGCAACCGCGGCGACCGGGTCGTGTTGTCCAGACAGAGCGGTGACGTCCCTTCCTCGCCTCTGACCGCGTCGGCGCTCGCTGGGTACGGTCTCGTGCTGCTCGGCCGCGTCGCGAAACCGCCGCCGTCGCCCGAGATCGTGCCTGCCTCGACGGCGGGTGCGTGGGATCGCCCTGACTTCGCGGGCATGAGTTTCTGAGAGGACGGTGACCCGTCATGACTGAACTGGTGACGCCTCTGCGCGCTGTGCCGGCTCCCATCGCGGTGACGGGCGCCGACGTCCTCACTGCCCGCGCGTCAGCGGTCGCGGCAGCCCCACCGCACACGGTGGAGAGCGGAACTGCCGCGGTGTCCTCGACGTGGTTCGGGGGCCTCATCGACGAGGCGGAGACGACGTCGGAGCTTCAGTGGCCGCGCTCGCTCGCGATCTACGACGCGATGCGTCGCACGGACGCGCAGGTCAAGTCGGTGCTGCGTGCGGTGAAGATGCCGATCCTGCGCGCCGAGTGGCTGATCGATCCCGCGTCAGCTGACCCGGACGTCGTGCAGCTCGTCGCCGCTGACCTGGGCCTCCAGGTCAAGGGCGCCGACCCTGTCCCGCTGCCGCGCAGCCGCGACCGCTTCTCGTTCCGAAAGCACCTGGGCCAGGCGCTCCAGTACCTCGAGTTCGGGCACATGCCGTTCGAGATCGTCTACCGCGTCGACGAGGCTGGCCGCGCTCGCCTACGCAAGCTCGGCCCCCGCTCGCCGAGGACGTTGGCGAACATCAAGACCGCGCCCGACGGCGGGCTGGTCTCGATCACGCAGCGCGCCCTGGACGGCCAGGGCGCAGAGATCCCGGTCAAGCACCTCGTGATGTACGTGTTCGAGCCCGACGTCGAGCCGTGGCTCGGCATGTCGATGCTGCGACCCGCGTACAAGAACTGGGTCCTCAAGGACGCCTCGCTCCGCATCCAGGCGCAGACGAACGAACGCAACGGCATGGGCGTGCCCCGCTACACCGGTGCCGAGAAGGAAACCGACCTCAGCGGCGGCCGCAAGATCGCCGCGGCATGGCGATCGGGTGACGGCGCGGGCGCGGCGATCCCGTTCGGCGCGAAGCTCGACCTCGTCGGCGTGACCGGGACACTGCCTGACCTGGACAAGGCCATCCGCTACCACGACGAGCAGATCGCCCGCGCGGTGCTCGCGCACTTCCTCAACCTCGGCACCCAGACCGGGTCGTGGGCGCTGGGCTCGACGTTCGCTGACTTCTTCTCCCTCTCCCTCCAAGCGATCGCGGACGACCTCGCGGACACCTTCACCCAGCACGTCGTCGAGGACATCGTTGACGTGAACTTCGGCCACGACGTGCCCGCCCCGCGCGTCGTGTGCTCGCCCATCGGGTCGAAGCGCGACGCGACAGCGGACGCCATCAAGACGCTCATCGACGCGGGCGCGCTCACCTCGGACGAGGACCTCGAGCGGTTCGTCCGCTCGGTCTACGGCCTGCCCGCCCCGGGCGGCGCCGCGCTCGACACGACACCGCCTGCAGGAGGCAACGCATGACCAGCACCACCACGCAGCGCGCTCACGCTCGTGCCCGGGCGCTCGCAGCCCGCGCCGGCACGATCCGCGCTGAGGCGAAGGACGAGACGACGAAGGTCCTGCTGTACGCCGGTATCGGTGGGTGGTGGGGCGAGATCAGCGCGGCCTCGTTCGCGCAGACGCTCGCGCAGGTCGAGACCGACCGGGTGCAGCTGCACATCAACTCACCCGGCGGGGATGCTTTCGACGGTATCGCGATCGCGAACGCGATCCGTCAAAGCGACAAGCACGTCGTCGCCGTTGTCGACGGCTTGGCCGCGTCGATCGCGTCCGTCATCGCGGCCGCCTGTGACGAGGTCGTCATGGCGCCGGGCGCGCAGATGATGATCCACGACGCGTGGACGTACGCCGCCGGCGCCGCGAGCGATCTGCGCAAGGTCGCCGACGACCTCGACAAGCTGTCGGGCAGCCTCGCGAGCCTGTACGCGCGCCGCGGCGGCACCGCCGACGAATGGCGCGCGCTGATGCTCGCCGAGACCTGGTTCACCGACGCTGAGGCTGTCGCCGCTGGCCTGGCGGACCGGGTGCTCGACGTGGTGCCCGAGACGTCATCGACGCTCGACGCCGCCCCCGACGTCGACGCCGAGGTGCTCGCGCTGTACGAGGCGGGCGTCTTCGCCCGCAAGGGGCGCGCTGACGCTCCCGCTCCCCCCGTTCTGGCCGATGGCCATCTCCGCCCGGCCGCGAACGCGGCCGGTTCCCCGCGCCCCTCATCCCCGTCCGCGTCCGCGGCCGGTTCCACCATGTCCCCGGCGCTCGCCGGGGATACCGCACCCGAAGGAGAGCTCGTGAACGAAGAGCAGCTCAACAAGATGCGGCAGAGCATCGGCCTCTCCCAGGACGCCGACGCCGACACGATCCTCGCGGCTCTCAACGAGAGCCTCCAGGAGCGCGCCGACGCCTCTGCCCCCACCAACGCTGTGCCCGCCGGCATGGTCGTTGTCGATGAGAGCACGCACGCGCAGCTCGTCGCTGACGCTGCCGCCGGCCGCGAGGCGCGCGAGCACCAGCTCGCCGCGGCACGCAAGGACGCCGTGCGTGCCGCCGTCACCGACGGCCGTATCCCCCCGGTCCGGGCCGAGCACTGGGAACAGCAGCTCGCCGCCGACCCGGGCGCGCTCGAGGTGCTCAACAGCCTCGCCCCGGGCCTGGCCGTCAACACGACGGAGACCGGCCACGCGATGGCGCCCGTCGCGTCTGCGTCCTCCGACGCTGGCGAGACGGCCTTCGAGAAGCTCTACGGCACCCAGGAGAAGTGATGGCCGACTACCTGCCCCTGCACCGCGAGTCGAACTCGCCGACGTACGCGGCGTCCGCTGACATCGTCGGCGGCCGCCTCGTCGAGATCACCGGTTCCAACGCTGTCGCGCACGCGGCGGCCGGGTCCACGAAGTGGGTCGGTGTCGCTGCGCGCGACACGAAGGCCGGCGAAGACGTGACGGTCTTCGTCGGTGGCGTGCAGCTGCCCACCGCATCCGGTGCGATCGCCGCTGGCGACGCTCTCGTGTGCGCCGACGGCGGCAAGGTCGCCGTCAACCAGTCGCCCACGGCTCTCACGCTCGTGGGAATCGCCCAGACCTCGGCTGCGGACGGCAAGACCGTCGAAGCCGTCTTCAACCGCTGAGGAGGCACCGGACATGACCGGTCTGACCTACAGCGCGCCCCCGGCGCGCACGGAAGGTGACATCGTCACCATCCACCAGTTCATGAAGTCGCCGACGCAGATCGCGCGCCGGCTGCGTCAGCTGACGGACGAGAAGTTCATCGCCGACAAGATCCTCACGAAGCCGTTCATCGCTGACGGTGGCGGCGTGTTCTACACCACGGGCGAGCAGCTGTTCGCGCCCGACGATGCCCGGCCCGTCGCGCAGGGCGCCGAGTACCGCAAGGTCGTCCTCGGCGGCGGCGAGCTCGTCGGCGCGAAGACCGACAAGATCGGTATCGCCACGAACGTCTACGACGAGGCGATCGCGCGTCAGCTGCGCAACCCCGTCGACGACGCGTTCACAGTCCTGTCGAACACGATCGTGCGCGACGTCGACACGACGGCGATGAGCGTCGCGACGTCGGCGATCACGCAAACGCACGCCTCGGAGGCGAAGTGGGCCGGCGCGCCGGCCCGCGTCATCCTCGGCGCGGTCATGCGTCCGAAAGCGAAGATGGCCGCGCTGAAGATCGGCCTCAACCCCGACACCGTCGTCGTGGACGAGGAGCTGTGGACCGAGGCGATGCTGTCGTTCGTCGACGCCGGCTACACGCCCAAGGAGTCGGTGACGAGCCCGGCCATCTCGGGTGAGTTCCCCGTCATCGGAGGCATGCAGTGGCTGACGTCACCGCACGCCATCCAGGGCACTCCGCTCGTGCTCGACTCCACGCGCCTCGGCGGAATGGGCGACGAGAACATCGCCAGCCCCGGCTTCGTGCGCTCCGGTTCGGGCGTCGAGGTCTTCTCCGAGCGCATCCAGGGCGTCGACGGCTACCACCTGCGCGCACGTCGCGTGACGGTCGCTGTCGTCGACGAGCCGCGCGCCGGTTTCAAGGTGACGGGGGCTGCGTGATGGCGAAGTACATCGTGACCGCGCCGGTCATCATCGTCTACAACGACACCGGCCTGCCCTCGCGCGTGCGCTTCGGCGCTGACGTGCCGGACTTCGTGTCGAAGGATCACGTCAAGCAGCTGCTCGACGCGAACCTCATCGAACCGACGAAGGCACAGCCCACGTCGGCCAAGCCGGTCGTCACCGACCCGGCGAAGATGAAGCTCGACCAGCTCAAGGCGTACGCCGTCGAGCAGGGCATCGACCTCGGCGAGGCCACGCGCCTCGACGACGTGCGGGCCGCCGTCCTCGCCGCGCAGGCACCAACGAACCCAACGCCCGGTTCGGAAACCCCGACGCCGGCGGACGGCTCCGGCGCCGGCGACGCGCTGAACGAGTGAGGTGACGTCGTGGCGGAACTGTTCACGAAGCAGGAACTCGAAAGCTTCCTTCAGCGCCGCCACGACGACGCCCCCACGGACGACATCCCCGATGACGTCTCCGCGGGCATCGCGGACGCGACGTTCAACGTCGTCCGTCGCATGGTCTCGGCGTGGCTTCTCGATGCGACGAAGCTGCCACAGCTGCCACAGGAACACGACCTCATCTGGTCGTGGGCACTCGAGCTCGCGGCGCTCGCGGTGGAGAACCCCACCTCGACCACCTCGCAAACCACGCTCGGCATCACGAAGCAATGGTCGAACGCGGACGCGCAGCGGCGCTCGCAGATCTTGTCCCGGGCGCACGCGTGGGCGCGCGAGCAGGAGATGCTGCCCGAGGACAACGCGCCGGCGGGGTCTTTCCCGGTCGCGCCGCCCCTGCCCTCGGACGTGGTGAGCCCGCACGGGCTGTCTCAGTCGTGGGGGTCGTGGTGATCCTCGGGGGCCAGCACAGCGTCGTGCGGGTGCGCGCGGGCCAAGCACTCGATCCGTACTCCCGCCGCCCGACCGACCTGGACTGGGACCACGCCGACCAACGCCGGTTGCGCAACGTCGCGGTGCTCGCAGAGGACACGGCGGAAGCGACAGGGCGTCAGCAGCAGACCACGCGGAAGGTCACCTTCGTCGCGCAAGGCTTTCCCGACGTCCGCGCCACCGATCGTCTGCTCTGGCGCGGCAGCGTCTACGACGTCGTCGGCGTCCCCCGACGCTCGGCCGACGGCATCGCCGTCACAGTGATCCAGGCTCAGAAGGTGGTGGGGTGATGGCTCATCAAGTGAGCGTGCGCACGGAACTCAACCGGGCCGCGATCGAAGTATTCCTCAACAGGCAGGGGCGCCGCGCGCTGGACGCGCCCGCCCAACGGATCATTGCTCGCGCCCGCACCACGGCGCCGGTCCGATCCGGCGCCTACCGCGCTGGTCTCACCATCAACCAGACGCAGACCGCGAGCGGCCACCCAGAGCTGCGCATCGGCTCCACGGTGCCGTACGCGCCGTTCGTGGAGGCCGACACCGGGAACCTGGCGCGCGCGCTAGGCGCGGCCCGGTGAGCTACGAGTTCCCCGACGTCGAGATGTGGGCGTGCTCGACGCTGCTCGACGCTCTCGGCGAGAACAGCGACCTCTACGTCGGGATTCGCATCCCCGACCCGCGCCCGACCACGTTCGTCGTGCTCAACGCCGACCCCGGCCCGGTGTCCGTGGTGACCGCGCAGGTCAACCTGCGCGTACGCACCTATGCCACCAGCGAGGCCGACGCTGCGGCGCTCGCGGCGCGGGTGCGTCGCCTCATTACCGCCGGGGCACGTGGCCACGGCGGCATCAACGTCCGTGCCGGGGGAAGCCTCCCGGCGTGGTTTGAAGACCCGGCAAACCAGCCGGCGCGCGTGCAGTGGATCCCATTGCTCGTGCGCGCTCACGACACGAAGGAGTGAACCCGCATGGCATCCGACGCCACGCACGACGCCCAGCCCGACACGATCGAGATCGAGCACCCCGACACGAAGCTGAAGCACACGGTGCGCAGCCAGGACCTCGGGGTGTGGAAGTCGCAGGGCTGGCATCCCGTCAGCGAGCACGCTGACATGACCCCGACGACCCCGAGCGATCTCGCGGACATGACCGTCCCGCAGATGCAGGACTTCGCCGCCGAGCACGACATCGAGCTCGACGGCGCGACCAAGAAGGCCGACATCCGCGACGCGATCGCGCAGGCCACGAACCCGCCCGAAGCGACACCGGCCTCCGGCGACGACGCCTCGATCGCGGCCGCCGCCGACGCCGTCTGACCGGCGCCCCAACTCGACCACTGATCTACCTCATCTGGCCCGCGCTGCGCGCACAGCAAGCGGCCTGCTGCTGAAAGGAAGCACGCATCATGCTGCAGACCAATGAAGTGCGCGTCGCCGTCACCGGCACCATCGCGCGCGGCCCCGTGGGGGCCACCGCACCGACCGGCACGACCGGTCCCATTCCCACTGGTTTCGACGACCTCGGGTTCCTGGACGAGAAGGGCTTCACCGAAGACCCGAACAAGTCCGCGAAGAGCATCAAGGCGTGGCAGAACGGCACCGAGGTCCGCACCCTCGTCTCGGACGGGAAGCTCACCTACAAGTTCCGCATGATCCAGACGAACAAGAACACCGTCGAGACGTTCTACGGCACCGACGTCACCCAGACGAAGGAGCACGGCACGTTCGTCATCCAGCCGACGAAGACGGGCGGGCGCCACGCGTGGCTGTTCGACGTCATCGACGGCGCGAACCACCGCCGCATCTACGTGCCCGAAGGCGAGGTCACCGACACCTCCGCCATCTCCTACGTCGGCTCCGACGAGACCGGCTACGAGATCACGATCTCGGCGTACTTCGACGACAAGATCGGCGGCAACGCGCAGGTCTGGGACACGGCGCTCGCGCTGCCGACTGTCTGACCTGCCCCCTCATCCCCCTGGCCGGCGTTCTGCGCGGGGCGCCGGCCAGGGCCTCATCATCTTCCCCGCGCACACAGAAATGGAGCACGCGCATGCCCGAAGAGCAGAACCCCACCGCTGACCTGCCGCCCGTCGAGGTACCCGCCGAGCCCACTGAGCAGTCGGCGGCCGACCTGATCGCGAACCTCGACGACATCAGCGACCTCGACGAGTCCACGATCGAGGACCAGCGACCGCAGGCGTGGCACACCAACCCGATCATCGTGCGTCTCGTAGGCCGCAAGGTCATCGACGGCCACCTCACGTTCGTCGTCGCCGACGTCGCTGACGGCCGCCCGCGGTTGCGACGCTGGTGGATGCCGTCCGCGACCGATGCGATGAACCACGTGCCCGGCCAGGTCATGCGTGACCTGCTCGACGAGCCCGAGACAGCGCAGATGCGCTTGTCGTTCGCGGCCCTGGAGCACTCCGCCATCGACGAAGCGACCCTGACCGCCCTGATGAGTCTGCCCGCCCAGAGCACCGGCGAGGTGCTCGGCGCGTGGATGTCCACGCAGGACAACGAGGGGACGACGGCGGGGGAATCGCTGAGCTCCGCGGCCGGCTGATCCCAGCCCACCGCGGAGCCATCGAATACGAGTGGCGCGCCCGGTTCCACCTCGGCCTGCACGAGGTGGGACCGGGCGGCGTCATGTCCTGGGGCGAAGCAGTGCGCCTCGTACGCGTCCTCAAGGACGACCCAACGTCGCCGCTGCACGCGACGCTCGCGGAGTGGACGCACACCGCGACTCGCACGGAACTCATCCTGACCCAGCTCGTGGATCTGTTCGCGCGCGTGCATTTCGAGCGCGGCGACGAGCTCCGGCCTCGCCTGCCCTGGGAGGCGCCGCCCGCGCAGCCGACCGCGATGCCCCGCGAGCAGCTGGCACAGATCTTGCTCGAGCAGCGCCAGCGAGCACCTCAACAGCGTCAAGGCCGGGTGCAGACGGCCGACTCCTGAAAGGAGCCGATGTCACATGGCCACGGGTGCTGATCTTCTGCGTTCGTACGTCTCTCTCGTCCCGCAGCTGGACGAGAGCGCTCTGACTCGCGACAGTCAGGCTGCGGGGCAGCGAGCGGGGCATATCTTGTCCGCCCAGCTCGAGGCAGGCATCCAAGAGGGCATGAGCTCCGGTGCGAGGGACACTGCGCAGCTCGAACGTGACGGCGCCGCCGGTGGCTCCCGGATGGGCTCTCGCCTCGGCGAGGGCGCCAAGGCGGGGGTTTCGAAGCTGCTGACGGCAGCCACCGGCGGCGGCATCGTCGCCCTGTTCACCCAGGGCATGTCGCAGGCGATGGACCGCCAGCAGATGACCGCGAAGTTGCAGGCGCAGCTCGGGCTCACCGCGGCCCAGAGCAAGACTGCTGGCGACGCGGCCGGGAAGCTGTTCTCCGGCGGCTACGGCGACGGCATGGAGGACATCAACGAGTCCATCAAGTCCGTCATGCAGAACATCGACGGGATGAAGGGCGCCTCGTCCTCGGCACTACAGGACGTCGCGGGCAAGGCCCTCGTTGTGTCGAAGACGTTCGATCAAGATCTCGGTGGGGTCACGTCCGCCGTGTCGCAGATGATGCGCACCGGCCTCGCGAAGAACGCTGACGAGGCCCTCGACATCATCACCAAGGGCATGCAGTCCGGGGTCAACAAAAGCGACGACTTCCTCGACACCCTGAACGAGTACGGCACGCAGTTCCGCAAGATGGGCATCGACGGCGCCACCGCCACGGGCCTGATCTCCCAGGGACTCAAGGCCGGCGCCCGCGACGGAGACCTCGTCGCCGACTCCATCAAGGAGTTCTCGATCCGTGCCGTCGACGGGTCGAAGACGACCGCCCAGGGGTTCAAGGACATCGGTCTCAACGCCGACCAGATGTCCGCGAAGATCGCCAAGGGCGGCCCGTCCGCGAAGGAAGGCCTCGCCCAGGTCCTCGACGGGCTCCGCAAGATCAAGGACCCCGCCAAGCAGGCCCAGACCGCCGCCGCCCTGTTCGGCACCCAGTCCGAGGACATGGGCAAGGCCCTACTCGCCCTGCACCCCGAGAGCGCCGCGAAGGGACTCGGCCAGGTCGCGGGCGCGACGGACAAGGCCAACGCCGCGCTGAACGCGACGCCGCAGGCCAAGATGCAGAACTTCACCCGCCAGCTGCAAGGCGGGCTCATGAACGTCCTCGCCACCAAGGTCATCCCGGCCATGGAGACGTTCAAGGCCCAGTTCGCCGCCGGCGAGGGCAGCGCCGGCCAGCTGCGCTCCGCGCTCGAGAAGCTCCAGTCCGCGATCGGCACCGTGGTCTCCTTCGTCCAGGCACACCCCGACCTGACCAAGGGCCTCGTCGCCGGGGCCGCCGGGCTCTACGCGACGAAGAAGAGCGTCGACGGAATCGGCTCAGCGTTCCACTCCGTGCGCGGCACCATCGACACCGCCCGCGGCGGACTGAGCGCCTTCAAGGATGGACTCGACGCCGGCGCGAAGGCCGCATCCGGCGGCCAGTACGACACCCTGGGCAAGGCGCTCAAGGCCGCGGGCAGCAACGCCCTGTCAGCCGGGAAGAACGCCGCCTCTGCCGCCCTCAGCATCGCCCGCCAGGGCACCGCATCGGCGCTCGCGGCGACGAAGACGGGCCTGATGACCGCCGCGACCAAGGGGTGGGCTCTCGCGCAGCGGGGTCTGAACCTCGTGCTGCGCATGTCGCCGTTCGGCATGATCGTGACGGGGCTGACGCTGCTCGTCGGCGGGCTGGTCTTGGCCTACAACAAGGTCGGCTGGTTCCGCGACCTCGTCGACGGCGCCTGGCGCAAGATCCAGGGCGCGTTCTCGGGGACCCTGAACTGGATGACCGGCGTGTTCTGGCCGGGCTTCATGAACGTGCTGCACAACGTCGGCGGTGTCGTCACCTCAGCGAAAGACACCGTCGTGTCCGGGTGGCGCGCCCTGACCGGCGCTTTCTCCGGCGCCTACAACTGGGTGACCGGATTCTTCCGGAAGAATTGGCAGACCGTCCTCGCGATCATCACCGGCCCGATCGGCCTCGCCGTTCTGGCCGTGGCGAAGAACTGGGACTCGATACGTCACAGTTTCTCGGCAGCGAAGGACTGGGCGACCGGCTTCTTCAAGAAGGCCTGGTCGGCGGTCTCCGGCGTCCTGACCGACCCGGTCGGCTCGGCCCGCCGAGCCCTCGACGGACTCCTCGGTGCGACGGGGCTGCGTAGGCCGTTCACGGCGGTGAAGGACTGGGTGACCGGCTTCTTCAAGCGCGAGTGGGCCGGACTGAAGAAGATCTTCA